CGTCGAGTCCTTCGGGACGACACGGCGTTTGTCGCCAGGTGCAAAGCCTCACGCGATGTTCGTTGCGTGAAGGCCGTCAAAGTCCGCTTGGACGCGACGGTCGGACAGCAGCATCTCCACAGGGTAGCTCAGCTGGGTATGAACAACCCGGCCTCAACCTTCTGGCAGCTCATACCGGGCTCCTACATAGTGGATCACTATGTAGCTATCGGTACGTGGCTCGCGAGCTTGGGCGCCGTTGACGGAATGAAGTTCTATTCCGGCAGCATGACCAAGTATTACGAGATGTTCGCCGAGATAACCTCGGCGGATAAAGCGACGGGTGCGTTTTACGGTTCCAACAGAATCGTTGAAATGCAAAGGACCCCTTACAACGGGTTCCCCATACCTATCGCTCCCTTGAGTATGAGACCCAAGGAGCTCTCGATGGGGCAGATCTTTAACCAGCTCTCCGTCTTGTATCTCTGGATGACAGGAAAGCCTATTGACCTCCGTCAGTAGGTGTAACTGTTGTTATTCCCATCCGCCGCTGTGAAGCGCCGGGTGGACCGTCCGACCTGTAATCTCGCGGGTCGCTCGCGCCGCAGACATGAAGTCTGTAGCTAACCAACAATGCGCCTTGTTTGGCGTACATTCCGCTTTGCCCCTAGGAGGGGCTAACACAATGACCATGACGAATATCGTCATCAATGATGGTGCCACGACTCCGGTCTCGCATACGTTCACAGCGCAGAACAGCCAACAGTCGCCCACGGGGTTTGCCCTGTGGTACGAGAAGGTGGCTGCGTTTTCTCTGCTCCTGTGGCCGAGCATCAAGACCAAAGTCACGCTTGCTGCTGACAAGAACAAGCTTCATGTCATGCAGATGCAGGTACGCATGCCGGTCGGTAGTGTGGTGGATGGTGCGGAGGTATCGCAGGGAGATATCAGTGGGTTCATCACCTACATGGTTCCCTACGCCCTCAACACCAACGAGAACCTCAAGAAGTTCCATGGGCTTGTCAAAAACGCCCTTGCGAACCCGGAGGCAACGTCGGTCTTCCAAGACCAGCGTCCCTCCAACTAACCGGAATATTGGTTAGTGAACATTCTTGCGGGTCCGCGCAAGCGGATGAACAGGACGGCGCGTGAAAAAGCGCCGTTCCTCATTGACCCGGTCCGTACAATGGGCTACTTATCTCTAGGAATACTCCTATGGTCAGTGACAAATCTCGTGCTCCTCGGAGCCCGAATGCTGCCGTTCGTTTCAGTCTCCCTGAATACGCCAGAAGGCTCGGCCACCTCTTCTCAGCAGAAGCTGAGTTCAGAGGACCGGGTCCAATCTGTGCCGTCGCAGGGGCTGGTCATCCTACCGGTGAACTCCACCGGGCCGTAAGTTATCTGTTTGGTGAGTTATTCTCCAAATTTGATGACGAAAAGGCCTCCGAGAGTAAGCTGGAGACCTGTCTTAAGCGGTTTCACACCGCCGAAGAACTGTGCCGCGATACAAACTGGAGGTTCAAAGAGAGGAACTTCTTATACTCAGGGACTACATCCCCTGGGTATACTCCCGCTAAAGCCATGTGGCTCGCGAGGAGAAAAATCGAAGAACTTCTCGGCGAATACTCCGACGCGGAGATTTTGCCGTACTGTGGTTTTGGCCCGGGTGCAACAACACGCATACCGCGGTCTGAAGCACATCTCGTCGCAAAACTAGGGGGTATCCCCCAGGCAACTCGCGAAGCCAGCTCCTTCGTGCGGGATATTCTCCCGCAGTTCCCGGTATGGGAAGACTATCTAAAAAGTCAAGGTGCCGCGTGCCAAGTGGTGCGTGGTAACAAGCTGGTGTCAGTTCCGAAGAACTATAAGTCCGACCGCATGATCGCTATCGAGCCCGACTGGAATTTGTTCCTCCAGAAAGGGATCGGGGGCGTGCTACGGCGTCGGCTTCGGAAGGTTGGGATTGAACTTACGGACCAGAGCAATAATGCATTCTGTGCCGGCCTTGGATCCCTTTACGGGGACCTTGCCACCATTGACTTGTCGATGGCGTCGGACTGTGTTGCTGTGGAACTTGTGAGATTTCTCCTTCCGGCTGAGTGGTACGATGCTCTAGAGCAGTGTCGCAGTCCGCTTGGCGCCTTTGCTTCTGGTGATCGTCGTGAGACGATTTGGTTTAATTACCAGAAGTTCAGTAGCATGGGCAACGGTTACACGTTTGAGTTGGAGACCCTGATATTCTGGGCTCTATCCTCAGCGGTGATTGACCTCATGAAACTGAGGGACCGTCGATGTCTCGTGTACGGTGATGACATCATCGTGCCGACAACCGCCTATCGCAACGTAGTAGATGTACTTACGTTGGCGGGATTCGTTCCGAATCCAGACAAGTCGTTTGGTGAGGGACCGTTTCGGGAGAGCTGTGGTTCTAGCTATCTCGAGGGTATCGACGTTACACCGATTTATGTTCGCGAGGCTGTGAAACGCCTCGATCGGCTGTTCCTTCTGCATAATAACACATGCAGATTACTCGAACGTTACGAGAGATTCGTGACGGCCAGCCCGGAGTCAATTCGGGACTTTCTGGCGTGGATTAGGAGTCACGCTCCTGAACAATGGCGAGATCCGCGGCTTCCTCGACTAGATGTCGGTGACGGCGCATTCTTCGGTAGTTTCGAGGAGTGTGTTCCTAGGATGAAGCGGAACAGGAACAAGTACGACGGTTGGAAGGTTAAATGCCTCCAGGCCAGAACGGTGGAGAAAGAGATTGACGACCGCGAGTTTGAAAAGTACCTCGCGCGTCTTTGGCCTCAATCGAAGCCGCTAACGTGGTTCCTCCCGAAAATGAGGGACTTCGTGATGAAGTCGTGTGGTCTCCGTAAGGTCTTCCATGACCATGTGGAGTTTCGCGACCATCGGCCCGCGCCCGATCCCAATAAACATCCTTGGGAGCTTATCTGGCGTGTCCGTGAGCAGATCGTGTTAGGCAATGCAATGCATTGCTGGTGGCACTGCTGAGCGCCACTGCAATGCACTAGGCTGGCCCCCTAAGGGCCTGGGCGTACCTTGATATAAGGTCCGTATACCGAAGGGAG